CCCAAATTTTCAAATCGTCGAATCTTTCTTCCATTTCGGGGGTCAAAATGTCCTCCTTATCAGTTGGCCAATCTTCCGGCATAGGGCCGGGTAAAACACCTTTCACAGTTTGCGCTTGGTGGTGCCACGCTTCGCCTTTCACGGTTGTGTGTAGTCCCCAAGCTCTTAAAGTTTTATGGATACGCGACCACGTTGATTGCCCGTGGTGCGTCAAATCGACAGCGCAACCGTACCCGGACGGTTGTTCCATGTGGTACGACCCGAACCAAGTGTTACCCCCTGAAGTGCCTATAACACGTTCAGGGTTAGCCGCTAGGTTAAACCCCGGTTTCCCAGCTTTGTAACCTGCGTATAAGTATTCTTGTTCAGATTTGGGGCGTACCGCTGATTCGATGCGCAGAACGTCGCGTAAATGCTCGTCGTCCTCGTAAGCCCTGCGTAACCGCCAGCACAACAACGGGTCTAACAAGGTTATGTTTTCGTCGCCGTCGTCGCGGAACTGGTTTAGAAACTCTATGTCGTCAACGTGTGTCAATTTAACCTCTCTAAGATGGTGGTATGCGTCCACTTTCAATATCAGCTTTTGTCGGGTATGGTTCTATCCGATTTTCATCGCCTGCACACATACGATATGGCCCGTTTGCGTCTACATAATGTGCGAACAGTTGTATATGAAAATTGCCGTGTTCAGTAACAAAAGGTTCGCGCCAATGTTCCACTTCGCATCCTCTGTAAATCAGAATGTCTCCTTGTTCTTGAATTATTGAATTACCTTCAGCTACTAACGGCCAAATGTTTTCATAGTTTGCGTTTACTAACATTGAAGCAGAAACTTCGCAAGCGCTCCTGTCAGTATGTGGTTCTAAAATAGCGCCATTTCGATAAACCCTAAAATATGTGTAAGTTGGAAGAAGCGTTAGCCCTGTTTCTTTTTCCATAACCGGATGCAGTAAATACAATAAAAACTGCATACAAGGATCTTTGTACGAATGAAACATTTCGGGGGATTGCGGATCACTTACCCATTCTTCTACTTGTTCCCTAAATAATGTGTATTTAGTAACGAAATCTAAATCTGTTTTAGGTATGCCCGATTTCGCGGTTTTGAACCGTTCACCTTTTGTTAATTCCCAATGTTCAAAAGTCATTACGAAACCTGTTCTACAGGGTGGAAACCGTAAAAGATATTAAACAAATACCTGTCGGTTCCTGTTGAATGAGGTAACGACCTGTGAGAGTAACACCAATTCGCTGGGAAGATAATAGCTTTACCCGTTTCAGGTTTGATTTTTAGCCCCTGCGCCCGAAACTCGGTTTCCCCACCTTCTTCGATGTCGTTTAGATACATGCAGAAAGTGATGTGACGGTGAACATGGTTCGGCCATCCTGCATCAGAGTGGCTGGCGTGATAAGCCTGTGAACCGTCACCGTTGTATCTTAAAAGGTTGTACCCCTCCGTGAACCCAAACGCAGGCACATCTCCTGCGACTTTAAGTTCTGTCGTGTAACTTTCTAAACATTGTTGTGCGAAAGCTAAAATGGGTTCGTGTTCCACAGGTGGGCTGGTTGGTTCAAAATGTATTTGGTCTGAATCTCTGGAATACCTGTCAGTTCCTCCGACTGTCTGTGATTGATTCCACCTTGTCGAAAGTTTAAGCCTTTCGATTACTTCTATGCATAAATTTTCCGCTTCTTCCATTTTGTAAACACATACGAAATTATCTAACCATTCTTTTTTCATCTGACCCCTTTTTTTTTATTCCGGTACATAACCTTCTGGATGAACTATTGGTTCCCAATCTTCGGTTTCAATATCCCAATAGTAATCGCCGTCTGGTTTAGGTGTAGGCGGTTGGTGTCTGCCGTCATTGTTTATAGTCCATTTTGGTAAAACATTAGGATTGTAAAAAGCGTTTTTTGTCTCGTCATATACCCAACCAATGTGAGCGAAATTTAATCGAAACGGTTTGTCGTTTGGGTGTGTGCCATCTGTGGTGTTATACGAAGTTTGAACCCATCGTGTACCTTCTGGTGCGTCATTCCCGAAACATCGTTCGCAAAATGCTTGCCCGATTGCTTCGCTTTCATCCCCGTTTTCGTCTTGTGTGTCCTCGTCAGCTATAACAAGAACATTCACGACGATGTTTTCACTATTTATTTCAGCGTAATGTGCCATTAGGTCAGATACCTAACTACTACAAAACCCGATCCGCCAGCGCCGCCAGCGTAACCCGTGGACGGGCCGGAACCGCCGCCGCCACCGCCGCCGCCTAGATTCGCGGTTCCTGCTACTCCCGCTGTTGTTGGTCTTGGTTCTAATGGGTGTGGGCCACAATTTCCTGAATTTCCGCCGCCTCCTGTTCCACCTTTTGAATAGGCGATGTTTGGAAGTCTTGGGCTAGCGGAAGAACCACCACCGCCACCGCAATAAACTATAGGGCTTCCTGTTGAATAGCTGTTAGGTGTACCAGCACCACCAGTAGCGAAACTTCCGTCAGGTTCAGCGGCACCTCCCCACATGGGGCGACCAACAGCACCCATCCCACCGCCACCGCCGCAAGAATTTTGCGCGCCTCCGGCGCTGTACCCTACCGCTCCGTTGTATCCAATAGAACCCTTTGGGGCGCTGTAAAGACTCCCGCCGGCTCCGCAAGCACCTGAATCAGAAACCATATAATACATATTTGTTGCGGGTGTAGACATCCCACCGCCACCGCCACCGCCTGCAAGAAAAGCCGAGCCTGAAAAACCACTATTTCCACCAAGCCCACCAACCCTTCCTTCTTTAGAATAAGTTGGTGCGGCTGGTACTGCGCCTGCCGCTCCCCCTGCGCCGATTATGACTGGGTAAACTCCGTCACCTCCCGGCCCGCCGTCTGATGAAACAACTATTCCGGGAATGACTTTTAGCCCTCCACCCCCACCGCCTGCCGCTGTTTGGTATCCGTAGGCATCTGAGGCACCGCCTCCACCGCCGCCAGAAATTATTAAAAGATCAACAACTTTGCTTCCACTAGAAACAGTAAAAGTGCTTGACGATGTGTACCTGTGGACTGTGTATGAACCGTGTGTTGCTGGCGTTCCACCTGATGCGGCGAAAGCGTCAGCGCCACCGCCGCCAAGCGAACGCGAAGTCCAATCCGTTACTTTACTATTTGCGAAAAATCGTTCTATTCTAGGCATTACTTATCAATCCTGTTGACAAACCCGTAGATCATAACCACATTAGCCGCCGCCGCGAAGGCTTTAACGACTAAACCGTTTTGTAACAGCAAACCGGGGCATACGAGAGTTAAACCGCCTTCTGTTGTTATTGTTTGTTCTATCAGATTATCAGGGGACGTTGTGCCGCCGTATTCGATAGTTAGTTTTCTATCTGCTGAATCTGTGTTAATCGCGTATAACCACAGTTCGTCTAGGTCGGTGGTGCCTGAAACGGCTGTGTGAATGTCCGTCCCTGCGCTAGCTGTTGCGACAACCTTTATTGCTTTGCCGTTTGTGCTTTCTGATAGTTTTTCTTTTGAGTAAGTAGCCATTTTTTCCTTTACTAGCTTGCGAAAACTGATGTACCGACTACAAAATTTTCAGTATCGGGGCTAGGTGCCGCCGCCGCCGAAGTTTGTGTCGATCCGTCGCTAAATTCCAAACCGCCTGAATCTAAAACAATCCGGTTGTTTGTTAAGTCCATAATCATTGGGAGAATCTCGCCCGTGTCGCCTGTCATGCCTTCTTTTATTTGGGCTATTAGATAATCCCGAAATAATCCCATGTCTGAGCTTGTCAATACTTCCCCGGCTGTAAACGCTCCGGGTACTCCCGAAAAGGTTTGTTGTGCCATTTTTGTTTTCTCCTATGGTGCGATCTTGTTGCTGTTTAATATACCGAAATCTGCGCTGTCTATAATTAAGAACACAGTATCACCCGAACCGCTTGTCCCTATTCTCATAGTCCAGTTTCTCGGTGTCACTTCGTGGGTTATTGATTCCACGCGAAGAACTTGTAACATTGCCGAACCTGCGCCTGCTGGTTGAAATTGTGCGCGTAAACTGTCAAAAATAGTTAATTTCGCTACTTTCTCGGCTTGCGCGTCGGTCATAGCGCGCGGTTTGCATTCGACAGCCGATATGCGAAGCGCCGGTGTTGAATGCAACGCCACAAAGTTTTTCATAGCTGATTCAACGTCGTCGTCGTTGTTGTTCATAAGGTTTTGTCGAACTATTGTTCGTATACCGTAAGCGGGTTGCCCTATTACGTTTTCGTCGTATGTTTGAATTGCTCCGCCTGTTCGCTGATAAACGCCGCGAGTGTAAAGAAGCTCATTACCATACGACGTAGAAATGTTCGTAAATTTCGGTTCTGTTGCCGCTGTTCCCGCTCCTGCCCCGAATGTTAATCCTGAAGCTGTACCCGCCGAATCGCGTTTAGAATAAGTTAAAACATTGCCTTTGTCAGCCGCCCCCACAGCCGCCCCGCCGGGGCTACCATGAGCGCAAAATACCGCCCCATCTTCAGACTGCGCGAGCCTTTCTAAATACGTGGATGTCATAACCTGCGAAACGCTTTCAGATTGCATCGTTATAGACGAAGTTTCGACGTTTCTTTCGTTCGGGTTTGAAGCGTCGGGGCTACCCGGTTGCGCCGCATAAGCCACAGACGCAAGATTTAACACATTCGTGAACCGTGTCGACCCTACTTCAGCAGAAAAACTTTCGCCTTCTATTTCTGTTTTAGCTAATTTAGCTAAACCGTCGAACGCTTTAACAATAACTGTGGAATCTTTACTGTTTGGGTAGAGGGTGTCTACATCCTCTATCGTTCCTCTGAAAATAGGCGTGTTGTTAGAAGCCGAATTGATGTTAACTGATACACGTATTTCGGCGTTGATCCATTGCGCGGAACCGTAAGTACCACCAGCTAACGGGCCGTACACGTTCCCTGTGTTGTCTAAAGATAGACGCAATTTACCTGCGCGAAACGAATCTAAAACCCTTTGCCGTCCATATTGGACGTTGAACGCGCGAACATTTGCTGTGACATCTCGCCAACCGCTGTTCAAGTAAATTTGAACATTCCAAGTGTCGGTAGCCATTAGTTAACCCATCTGCCGGGAAAGGTCATTCCTTCATTATCTACAGCGTCGCCTAAAGCGTCCATAACTTCGCTACCTGAAACTACGCCGTTAATGTTAATGGTAACTGTATTGCTTCCCATCATTCCGGCGGCGTGTGCTTTTAACCCTGCCATTTCCGTGTCTACACCGCGCGCCGCTGGCCCGCCTTGCGATCCGAAGAACCCTGCCGCTACAGCTTTATCGAAATAATCTAATTCTTCTTGTGTAAAAACGGGCGGCAT